TTATTGGCCCCCACCATTACCTGTGATCCATCCACCTTGCCGTCGACTGCAAGTCAAGCATTGTGGAAATAGCCGTTGCGCTCCGCCCATCGGATTGAGTGCGCTCGGGGGTTGGTGATCCGGCACGAAGTTGCCTGAAGACGTGCCTGGATCAATCGAGCCGCAAGTATGGCACCCGGATTCGGCACCAATCTTATTGATTTCCTCGCGTTCGTCAGCAGTGAAATCTCGCTCCGGTCCCCGCGCCGGTATGGAATCGCCCGCGAACGGGCCGAGCCCGATACCAAATGCTGCGAGTTCGGAAAGTCGATTTTGCGCCTCTTGTGCCTGAGCCTCAAGGTCGGCAATTTTCCCCTCAACAGTTTCATAGATTCCTGGAGTTGGTTTCCAGTTTGGATCGAGGGCCTGCACCTGAGTAATTGCGTCTTGCCAACGAGCCTCGGCGACCGCTAGTCGTGCTTGTTGTGCGGGCGTCGCCTCAATCGGTTCCCCCCCAACGCGATTTTCACCCTCGCCCTCCTCAACGCCGCCCACATACTGGGCGCCCGGTATCCAGGAATTGTTAGGCGTCGCATCGGAGACGACGCGAGAATCATTCGAGGGATTATTCCCACCTTCACTCGTCCACTGCCCGCCATCGCGATTTCCCGCCGGCACACGCGCCTGATCGGGACTGTATTTTTCCACGGACAGTCTTGCTCTGCCAGCGGTGTTCGCCGAAGCATTCGCGCTCGTCTCGTCCCCACCGGAATTCGCCTCTATCGGCACATACCCCGTAGGCGTCAGCACCATCGCCCGGTCGGCGGCGGGGTTGGCGTAAGGATCAAGCCCGAGGTGGCCGCGCATCTCGTTGAGGGTGACGGCGCCGAGTTTCAGGCGGTCGGCGAGAACCGTTTCGGGATCGCCGTCGTCCTCGTCGAGCCAGTGCAGCTCCAGATCGGGCGAGGCGAACTCTTCGGCGATGATTTCGTCGACCAGGTCCTTCACCCACTCCTTGGTCGGCTCGAGACCCTCCTCCTCGCTCTGCGCCGACTGGTTGTCGGCGGTGGCGCGGTTCATTTGCTTTACGGCCCATTGCGGCGGTACCGAGAAGGCGAAGCAGACGATGCGGGCGAGCCATTCGTCGAAGTCGTCCTTGTGCTGCGGCTCCTTGGTCTGATGCACGGTGCGGGCGCTGTCGCCCGGCACGAATTTGGCGCGGCGGCGCCGCGCCAGATCGCCGGCGAACTCCGTGTCCCAATAGTCCTGGAACTGCTTGATCTGCTCCGGCGTCCACGACGCCGGCACGCCGATCAGCGCATCGGGGATCGAGCCCTCGGAAAAATAATCGAGCTGCCACAGCTGGCGGCGCAGCCCGATGTTGACCGTCATCAGCACCTGCTGTACCGGCGAGTAGCCGTAGACCTTGTGAGCGCGCACATTGCGCGGCCGGTAGACGATGTCGCGCGCGGAATAGTTCACCGCCGGCAGGCCCTTCAGCACCTGCTGATACGCCGGCGGAAAGATTGTCGTGCCGTCGGCCGCAGCGTACGGCAGCGGCGTGCGGCCCCAGTCGTCGATCACGCGCTTGATGGTTGAGCCGTCGAGCTGCTGCAGCGCGCAGAGCTGGCCCGATCGCGTGCGCTGGCAATAAAGCGTCGCCGCGTCGATCACGAACATGTCTTCGAGCAGCGCACGCAGCCAGGTCTTCCAGCGCGTGACGCTGGACTTCCGCCTGGGCTGATTGGTTGTCCGCGGTGGCGCGGCTCGTCATGGCCAAGACGCCCCCAAAGCAATGGTTCGCAACGTTGATCGCAAGTCAAGCTTGGTGACTGACTTTGCGGTCTACGACCGTCAATCACTCAGAGAATGAGTTGCGCTGGTAGGTCGCTTGGCGCACATCAACAGGGCTGAAGCCCGCTTAGCCTTATGAAGCGTGGCACGCAACACTCCATAATTGAAGCGCATTTTGACCGCTATCTGGCCGAATGGGCTTTCAAGTGCTATATTCACAAAATTAACGACGCGGAACGTGCGGTGCTCAGCGCCGAACGTATTGCGGGCAAGCGTCTCACGCGCCGGCTGCGTCACATAGGATCATCAAACAACGCATGAAATGGTGTTTCTCTGCTGGAGGAAACGGCATGAACGACAGTGACGAGGCAAAGATTAGCACTGCAATGGCAGCCGCAGCGAATGCGATGACAACTGCAAATGCGTTTGCAGCTCTATTTCAGGCTTTAATCGGAGTCCTGCGGGACAACAATGTTTTATCGCACTCTAAGATCGGTATCGTCTTTCGAGGTGCGGCCGCGCAGATCGATGCGATGCAGCCGCAGAACGAAATTCAGAAAGCCGCCCAGACCCAGATGCGCGAAATGGTTTCGGCCGTCGCGCGCGGAGCCGGTATTGAAATTCCTCCGCCAGGGGAAACAGGGATACCAAGAAGGCATTAAGTTGCGCCATATCATGGGCGCTTCTTATTCGCAGACTATGCATGATCGTTCTGCCCTCGGCCAGCGGCCATTTTTCGGTTATCAACGTTCATTGAGTCGTATGGTTTTGTCGGACGCTACGCCAAATTAAGGCTCGATTTCCATCGATACGTCGACATCGCCGCCGCGCAGCCTTTGATAATCCAAGCGACCTTCTGTGAGCGCTCGCTTCGCCGTTTCGATATGGTCGCGAATGTTCTTTGGCAGGGTCGTTGCGCCGGAGATTCTGATTTTGTACGGCGGCTCGACCGCATTGATGCCGCCCCAAACCATCGAGTCAACCAACGCATTCAGGTTCTGGCCGTGCCACTTTGGTGCCCCAATGGAAGGTAGGAGCGCATTGTAGAAATCGTCGTATGTCTTCCACTTCGTCGCATCAAGCTCAATGATTCGCATAGCTTTCACTTTCCGCCTGGGATCAGGTCAACAGGGTAAAAGCTGTAGTAATGATTATTGGTGTAGTATATCGCCCTTGTGCCTTGATCAATCACGAGCCTGCCTGCGCCTCTCCCGGCACCGGAGCCTGGAACATCATACGCTGTATAACCCGCTGCACTTTCTGGAAGTGCGGCGCCAGTGACCTGGTGGGGAAGGTTTCGATAGGGGTGCGGTTGAAGCGCACTTGTATCTCCAGTAAGTATCTGGTTCAACGTATCCGCTATCGTCTGTTGCTCGTCTGGTGACAGTGGCGCGTTCAATCCTTGCGGATCGAGCGAGGGTGGCCCCGGAGCAATAATCAATCCGCCGGGCTTAACAATGTCGTCATCCCCAGCAACCCTCACACCGTTATGCGCATCGCCCGGCGACGATCGATCGCCTGCCGTCGCTTCCGTCCGCGTGCCGGTGTCGAGCGCGGCATATTGGACGGGTCGGCTTGACGCTGAGTTGTTTGCGCTATCGTCCGACGGATCGCCGCCATCCTTTGGGCGGAACTGACCACCCTTGCCATCCGGTGTGCCTGCCGGCCAGCCGGGATGTTTCGGATCATCGGAGCTGGCTTTCTGAAGCGCTAATTTCTCGCTCCTTAGATCGGCCTTGGCGTTTTGGCCCGCCGCCGCACCGGGACTTCCGCCCTCCGCACCAACATTCGCTTCGATCGGCACATAGCCCGTCGGCGTCAACACCATCGCCCGGTCGGCGGCGGGGTTGGCGTAAGGATCGAGGCCGAGATGACCGCGCATCTCGTTGAGCGTCACCGCGCCGAGTTTCAGGCGGTCGGCGAGGACGGTTTCGGGATCACCGTCGTCCTCGTCGAGCCAGTGCAGCTCCAGATCAGGCGAGGCGAATTCTTCCGCGATGATCTCGTCGACGAGGTCCTTGACCCATTCCTTGGTCGGCTCGAGACCCTCTTCCTCGCTCTGCGCCGACTGATTGTCCGCGGTGGCCCGGTTCATCTGCTTCACCGCCCATTGCGGCGGCACCGAGAACGCGAAGCAGACGATGCGGGCGAGCCATTCGTCGAAGTCGTCCTTGTGCTGCGGCTCCTTGGTCTGGTGCACGGTGCGCGCGCTGTCGCCCGGCACGAACTTGGCGCGGCGGCGGCGCGCCAGGTCACCGGCGAACTCGGTGTCCCAATAGTCCTGGAACTGCTTGATCTGCTCCGGGGTCCAGGACGCCGGCACGCCGATCAGCGCATCGGGGATCGAGCCCTCGGAAAAATAATCGAGCTGCCAGAGCTGGCGGCGCAGCGCGATGTTGACGGTCATCAAGACCTGCTGCACCGGCGAATAGCCGTAGACTTTGTGGGCGCGCACATTACGCGGCCGGTAGATGATGTCGCGCGCGGAGTAGTTGACCGCCGGCAGGCCCTTGAGCACCTGCTGATAGGCCGGCGGATAGATCGTCGTGCCGTCGTCCGCGGCAAACGGCAGCGGCGTGCGGCCCCAATCGTCGATCACGCGCTTGATGGTCGAGCCGTCGAGCTGCTGCAGCGCGCAGAGCTGGCCTGAGCGCGTGCGTTGGCAATAAAGCGTCGCCGCGTCGATCACGAACATGTCTTCCAACAGCGCACGCAGCCAGGTCTTCCAGCGCGTGACGCCGTCGGGCTTGTGAAAGAAGCGCTCGATCGCGATCAGGCGTGCCTGCGTATCGGCATCGGGTGCGGCGCCGCGCCCCCACCCTTCCCTCCCCCGCTTGCGGGGGAGGGTCAGGGAGGGGGTGAGGGGGCGAATCCGCCAACGCTGGCGCTCCATCTGGTCCTTGCGCGTCTCGATGACGAGGCGCAGGAGATCGTAGGCGTCGGCGAAGGCGCGCAGCTCGTGAAAGCCGATCGGCTCGTAGGCGCGCGGCCGGGTGTTGAGATTGTAGCCGGCCGGAAAATCGAAGCGGCGGCCGGTGACGTCCGGCGGCGCGATCGGGGTGAGCGGATTGAGCGGGCCGAACCAGTCGGCACCGGTGCCGCGCGCGATCCCGGCGCCATACGACACCTGGATCTGGTACGGCGACAACGGCAGGTTAGCCGCGCCGCTCGATGCAGCCTGATCGCTCATCCCGGGTCCTGTTTGTTTGGTCTTGGAGCTGCCGCCGCGCGGCGCATGAAACGTGGGTCGGGGTCCTCGCGCCTCGCGAGCGAAAGGACCCCGAACCCGATGACCCACGCCGCCGCCGCGCGCTCCCGCTGCCGGAGGGACGTGTGGTCCGCCGCGCACGAACGGCGGAGCCACGGGGGCGTCTTCAGCGGGGACGCGACAGCGATGCGTGGATCAGGCCCGCGCAAAGCGAGCCGTCGACATGCCGGTGCGCGAGCACGCGGCATCAGAATGTTTGCTGCCTGCCCGTCATTGCGAGAAGCGAAGCGACGAAGCAATCCAGAGTCGGCGGCACTGAAGCTGGATTGCTTCGCTTCGCTCGCAATGACGATAGTGAGCTATTTCCGCTCCTCATCAGCCACACGGACGAAGCCGGCGCTGAGCAGCGGTTCGGCATCGTCCAGCCGCACCGCCACGACGCCGTCGGCGCCGACGCCGTAGTACGCGCCGGAGTGGCCATGGACGCCCGAAACGCCGGCCGGCGCGCTCAATCTGACCAACGGCTCTTGCGTTGGCGTTTGAACGACAGCTGACGCCGTTTGCTGTCTTTCATCGGCCTGGCGGCGATAGAATTCCAAGATGGCCGCGTGGTCCTTGAGCATCAATTCGGACACCGCGAACACCAGCGCGTCGGCGTGATCCGGGCTGCCTTCGCCACGATAGCCCTGCGTGGTGAAGGCGCAGAGCTGGTCTTCCAGCACGGCAAAGCGGCCGACGTGATGCACCAGCCCCTGTTCATAGAGCGCCGACACCGGCTCGGCGCGCAGCACCTTGCCGCGCGAGGCCGAGATGACCTGCACCGGCGCATTCGCGTCGGCCGCCCTGATGACGAAGCGCACCATCTCGCCGCCGAAATTTTCCTCGGCGACGATGCGGTCGGCCTTGAACTCGTAGTAAGCCTGCACCGCGGCGCGGCCCCACGCCGCCGGCGCATCGCGCAGCGAGCGGTCGGCAAGCACGTAAGCGTGGCCGTCGTCGCCCCGCGCGGCGACGACGATGCCGATCTCGTCGGCGCGTTCGTCGTCGCGGCCCGAAGCGCCCGACGGATCGACCGCCACCACGACGCGGCGCGACCGCGCCAGCGAAAACTCCGCCACCCGCGCGCGCGCGATCACCTCGTAGCTGAACAGCGCGCCGTCGAGGTCGTCAATGTAGACGCCTTCAAAGAACCGCTTGCGCTGCCGCTCTGGCAGGTTTTCCAGGCTGTGCAGATATTCCGCCGACAGATTGCCGGCGTTGTCCCGCGGATTGAGAAAAAGCCGCGCATACTCGTCGGGATCGGCGAGCGGCTGCCGCGAGATCGGATCGCGCTTGTCGCCGAACAGGAGGTTCGTCCAATGGCCCTTGTTGGTCGGATTGAGGTCGTAATAGGCGGCCTGCGTCAGGCCGCCGACGACCTGCGCCAGCCGCGTCAGCGCGACCAGCACCGAGGCATAGGGAATCTGCGAGCACTCGTTGAGAAAGATGGTCGCGTATTCCTTGCCCAGAATCTTTTCCACCTGGTCTTGGTCGCCGAGGCCGCCGATCCAGATCTCCGAGCCGTTCGCCAGCGAAAAATAGCCCTCGGCGCGATGGCGCTTGAGATGCTCGCCGGGGAACGCCACCCGGAACACCTTCGGCAAGGTGTCGAGCGCGATCGAAGCACGCGCCGCGTTGGCATGCAGGCGCAGAATGGCGTGGCGCGAATTGTCGGCGCGCAGCGCGCGCGCGGCGATCTCGTGCACCAAGAGCGTGGTCTTGCCGGACCGCGAGCCCCCGACCAGGAGCGTGTGCCGGCGTGATTGCAACAGCTCGCGCGCCAGCTTCTGCCGGTCGGTAAGCTTCAACTGTGACGTTACCCGCACCACCGATGAATCGGTCGTGTCTGCCATTCGCGTCCGCGTTGTTTGAACCAGTTGTTGTCATGTTTCTACGGCCCAAGCTACGGACAATGCGCTTTCGGATCACCCCCGACCCTAACCCTTCCCCGCGAGCGGGAGACGGAAGGGAGGGGGAAGAATGCTCAGATCAATTTTATATTCACCGCGCGCAGGCCGCGGGTGGTCTTCTCGATCTCGAAGCTGACCGGCTGGCCTTCGTAGAGGAGCTTGATGTCGGCCGGCAGCTCGGTGCGGTGCACGAACACGTCGCCGGTGCCGTCGTCCTTCGTGAAGAAACCGAAACCCTTGGTCTCGTTGAAAAATTTCACCTTGCCCGTGACGCTCACGTGCTCGCTCCTGCTTTGCGATGTTTCCGATAGTCGCGCCGCCGCAACGGTCAACCGTCGCAACGCGCCATGGCCGCAACACACAACGAAACGCCCTGCCGTCGCCGCGCGCCGCATCGGCGCCGTGCGAAAAGCAGGGACGTTATTGTCGAGATGTCGGAAGATGTTGATGAGAAGCTGCGGAAAGCGTCAGACGCAATTCGCCAAGGCCCGCATGCACGCGAAGAAATGCCCCGAAAATTTGCGCCTGTCAAACAGGGGCGCGCCCAAACTTCCCTTGCTCCTTTCAGCAACGTCTTGAATTTCAACGACAAAAAAATTTGTTCTGAAATGGTCGAGAACGGCGTGCCCGCAGCGGCGTCTGGCATCGCACTCACGGATGATTCTCGATGATTCTCAAATCGCCCGCATTGCGGCAGCGAGCTCGCGCACCAGTTTGTCGCGGTATTTGCTCATCCAGTCGGCATAGCGCATGATTCGTTCGCCGCGCGCGGTGGCGGCGATGCGATACTCGCGATAGGATTTGTTGACGGATTTCAAACCGCCGACGCGTTGCAGCTTGGTGATCTCTTCGTCCACGCGCCGAACCGCCGCCAGCGCCTCGGCGCAGACCTCGCCGTGGTTCCGCAGCGCGACGTTGAGCTGCTTTGCCGCCGCCGCGATCGCGTCATCGACCAATTGAAGCCACTGATTGCCATCGACATCCCCGCCATGGCGCGCTGCAAGACGCGGCAGACGCGCGGCAGCCGCCGCAGCGACCCGATCGGCGTCGCCGGCGCGCCGGCACCACCAGCGCGGCTGCGCCAAATCGCCTCCCGCCACGATGCGAAGGCCGTCCGATTCCGCAATCGCGCCGATCGGTGCAAAACCCAAACCCTCACAATACGCCGCGACCAGCGCCATCCGCGCGGCCTGATCGCGACGAAGAGCGGCGTTGCCGGCGGCGCCGGCCCCGTTCATGTGGTCCATGACCATTCTCCCGTTGAATCTTCGGCTGCGGCAGGCCGGCGATGGCGGCGGGTTCAGCGCACCGCGACGCGCCGGCGGATCAGTTCCTGCGTGATGATGCGCAGGCCCTGCAGCTTGCGGGCATTGAACGCACGCCGCGTGATTTTCAGCCGTTTCACGCCGTCATCGACGTCGGTATCGAACGCCGCCCACAGCGAACCGAGATTGACGGCGCGCGCCAGATGATGGAATTCCGCGCCCGAGAGAAACGCCGTCGGCCAGTGCAGCGCTTCGTCCATGCGCGCGATCTCGGCCGGCGACGGCGGGATGCGGACGCGGTTTCGCATCTGTGCCATGCGCTCGAGTTCGCGCGTTTCCATTTGCGCATTGAGGTCGCCGCGGTCGTAGAGGTGGATCGGCATGGAATTGACGTAGCCGCGCGGGCGTGTCGCCATCGGCAGCCGCGCCAGCGTGCGGAACGCCTCCTCCATCCGTTCCATGACGTGAACGAGCGACCAGCGATCGGGCACTTGGCGGGCCCGCGCCAACCGCAAGGGCCGCGCCTCCCCCAACGCGCCCAAAATGCCGGTGCGCTCGCCGCGCAGCTCCGCCCGCGCCGCCTTTGCCGCTTGTTCGTCGAGCGGCCGCTCGGCTTCAGCGGGGCCGTCCGTACGATGCTGCAATTTTTGAGATTCTCCACCCGCCGCCACGGCGCCGCTCTCCCCTTCAACGCGACGTATTTTTCATGACGGCGGACGTAGGATACGTTTGCCGCAGCGTCGCCGCGGCCTCGGCGGCAAGCTCCGGCACGGTGTAAGCGCGCCGCATGTGCCGTTCGCAGTAGGGGATGCCACGTTCGAGATCCGCACCCGCCGCGCCACAAAAGAAGAACGTTCCGCTCCCGGGCCTGCCATGCGGCCAGCGGCAAGTATTGTTGGTCAGTTCGAACAGGGTCTTGTGGCTGGATACCGCCTCCGGCGGTTTTTGCATCGCCCCGTCCCGCGCGCCGCGGCGACGACGGGCGAAAAAATCGGCGACCGTCAACGATGGTCGCGCCCGCGACGCTGCGCCGGCGGCCTTCGCTCGCGATCCACGTTTTTTCGCCGGCTTGGCGGTTCGGCCGCTTTGTTTGTTCGGCTTTGTCGCCACAGTGTCGAGGCGCAATCGGTGGATCTTTCCCAGAACCGCCGAGCGCGACAGCCCGCCGAGCCGCGCGGCGATCACCGCGGCGGTCTCGCCCTGCGCCCACAGCTTGCGCAGCAATTCGATTCGCTCGGCCGTCCAGGAATCCGTCCGCATGCCTCAACTCCCATGAGGTGTCCGCCGCGCCAGGCGCGGTCGTTGGTCTGTCGGGATTTTTCTTCCGCCGTGACCGCGGATCGGCCGATGAACGCACCGGATGGAATTTGCCTGCCGCCCGCGTCACTGTTATTGATATCTAGTCTCTTGTTTTGCGACTGTCAAGTCACATATTTAGGGCCTAGGCTCAATCAACCGAATTGGTGACAATTGCCTTATGGCCAAACGCACACGATCGGGCCGGCAGATGACCGGCCTCTACTATGCGCGCGAAGCGCGGGGCATGTCGCGCACCGAATTGGTGCGCCGTTCCGGCATCTCCAAGCAGCAACTGTCGCGGCTCGAGAACGGCCTGATCAGAATGCGGCTCGATCACTTGAAGCCGTTCGCCGCCGTGCTCGGCTACACGCCGGAGCAGATTCTGCTGTGGGGCCGTTTTCCCGGCACGCCCGGCGCCCACGTCGAATCAAGCGACGTGCTGCGGGAAGAACCGGCGCACGACGAGCCGCTGGGCCCCGCGGTCGGTCAGATCCCCGAGCTCGACACCCGCGCCGGCCTCGGCGGCGGCGGTCTTCCCGCCCGCGAGGTGCGCAAGGACGGCAAGCACGCCGACCCGCTGAAGGCCGAAGGATGGCTGTTTCCGGGCAGTTTCGTGCGGGAGCAGCTGCACACCTCGTCCGGCCGCCTGTTGGTGATCGACACCAATGGCGACAGCATGGCCCCGACCATCATGTCGGGCGAGCGCGTCATCGTCGATACCGGCCACAAGACACCGACGCCGGACGGGCTTTACGCCATTCGCGACACGTTCGAGTGCATCGTCGTCAAGCGCCTGCAGGTGCTGCGCTCGTCGCGCCCGACGCGGGTCAACATCATCTCCGACAACGCCAATCACCCGAGCGAGGAAATGCCGCTGGCCGACCTCGAAGTCGTCGGCAAGGTGTTGTGCTGCCTCAAGCTGTTCTAGCCTCGCCCCCTTCTCCCGGCCACCTATCCGCACACGAATCGCTCGAATCCGACGGCGCCGGACGCCGACGGTGATTCGGCGCGGCCACGTCGCCGCGCGGTGACCGCAATCAACGCGTCGCATTTTTATTGACATTTGTCACTTTTTCCATCATATGTCGTGACGCCACAACGAGGCGATCCACGAATCATGGCGGTCTCCGTACCCCCCGGCGATGCTGCATCCGCCATGACGATTGCGCTGGCGCAGATCGGCGCGGCCTTCGGCGAAGCCGCGATCGTCGACGCGTTCAAGCTGCGGGTCGAATGCGTGATCCGGCGCGGCCCGCATGATGTGGCCGTGCGTGCCCGTTTCGGCGCCCGCGCGGCCTTATTGCGCGGCCGCAGCCTCGACGCTGCGATCGTCACGGTCGAGCGCTGGTGGCGCGCCGAGCGGAAGGCGTTTCAGATCGCGAGCGCGCTCGGTTGCGCCACACGGCTTTCGCTCGAAGTCCTGCGCGAGCTGCGTCTCATCCTGCGTTGGATGCGAATCAAAAAGTTGGAAACGGACTTCCACGCCGCCGTCGCGGCGCTGGGCGGCGAGCCGGTCGCGGTGGCGGCGGAATGA